ATCCGTCATCTAGTTCTCAATATTCTTCGCGGTCACGTTCGACAGTTCCGCCAAGAATATGGTGAAGTCGTACTTTGTTGCGATAATCAAAGGTACTGGCGGAAAGAATACTTTCCTTTCTATAAGGCATCACGGAAGAAGAACCGCGATAAGTCACCACTCGACTGGCATCTGATCTTTTCAATACTGGGTAACCTTAAGCAGGAATTGAAAGATAACTTCCCATACAAAGTTATTGATGTTGACGGAGCAGAAGCTGATGATATCATTGGTACTCTAGCACCTCGACACTCTGGTACCGAGAAGGTTCTAATCCTTTCAAGTGACGGAGATTTCCTTCAATTGCAAAAGTACAATAACGTTAAACAGTACAGTCCAACAACCAAGAAGTATTTGGTGTCAGTGAATCCTACTTCTGAGTTGAAAGCCAAAATCATCGGTGGTGATACTGGTGACGGCATACCCAATATTCTATCCCCGGGTGATACGTTGGTTCGTGGAATTCGCCAAAAGAGTATGACCGAAATCAAACTAAATGCTTTTCTAAATGAAGATCACAACAACTATGATGAAGTTGCGAGAACTGGTTTTACTCGCAATCAAGTGCTGATTGACCTTATTAATATTCCTACAGATATTAAGGAATCAATTATTCATACATATGATAACACTAAACAGGCTCCACGTTCTAAGCTAATCCCTTATTTCATGGACAAGAAACTTAAGAATTTAATGGATGTAATTGGAGAATTTTAATGCGTAAGAATGTATATGAGATTTTTGATGAGTTTGTGAAAGCAGACACTAAACAAGATAAGATTGAAGTATTGGCGAAGAATTGGACACCGACCTTGAAATTGGTACTTCAGTTGGCTTATCGACCAGAAGTGAAGTGGAAATATGATTCATATCCTCCAAACTATAAGAAGCCAGACACTAAACCTGGTATTTCTTTTGCGTCACTGGAAACTGAATTGAAACGTCTATACAGATTTCAACAAGGTAATGAAACCGCAGAGAAACTACGGCCACGCCGTTCGGAAGAACTTCTTTTGATGTTCTTGGAATCTCTTGAACCCCGTGAAGCGGATATTGTTATTGGTATTTTCAAAAAGGACCTGGGTGTTCGGGGCTTGACTTACAAGTTCATTAAAGAAAACATCCCAGATATTGTTAGTTAATTACGGAGAAAAGAAGTGGGAAAATCAGTTGATAGATATCGTTACGGATCAGAATATTCGGATGAATATGAATCTATGCAAAATTTTGTGAAGAACAAACAACGGAAGAAAGAAACCGTAGAATTGAAGAAAACCAGGCAAAGAAGCCGTGATGAAGATTACGGATTTGAGATTGCGAAACCGGCGCGCAGAAAGTGACTTAAAAACAACACACCACTTGACTTTTAACACCTATGCTGCTATAATGATACTAACAGCATAGGAGATACTTTATGATGATTTTTGCAAATATTAGGAAGTCCAAGATGAAGCTCAAACCTAAAAAGGAACGTGAGCAATATGAACAATGGCTTTCTAAACACCAAACAGCATATACCACTAAGGTTTCTAAATATGAACCTTTGGTGTACAGTTTACCCACGCCCGTAGGCAGAACTAATACTAAACATATTCCTTCCTTGGATACAGGACTCTCCGTTGCACCAGCACGTATTAGAAATGTATACACAGGAAATAAAATGATTGGTATTGGTACACTACACAAGTCAAATGCTGTGCCAGTATTCAGTATTGAAGAAGCACAAGATATGGCCAAAATGCGGAGGTAAAATGAAGATGATACTAAAATTGAAAAAGCCGGTATGTCGTATACCAATCAAGCCTGGAATGCGCCACAAGATTGAAACGAAATATCAACGCAAATCTAAACACCCTTTGAAGGACAAAAATGACAATTGATGAAGAAACACAAGAATTTCTAAACGGGCTCGAAAATATGAGTTGGGAACAACTTCAGGAGGTACTAATGGACGTTAATCTTGCAGTTGCACAAAAACAGAACAAAATTGTGTTTAAAATTGTGTTTTCGGGGCGCGATAATGTCCAATGATATTGAAACTTTAGAGCCTTGGCAACATTTGACACAAGTTGTTGACAATTGGGTCAATCCGAAACCAAAAACTTACGGTACTATGTTCATCGAAGACGCCGAAGACGGCTCCGGTGACGGAATACTCACTTTTCCTCCCGAAATGATAGATGAACTCGGATGGAAAGAAGGAGACACACTAAATTTCGAAGCCAATGAAGATGGAATCATAATTTTAAAAAAAGTGTGACAAAAAAACAACATTGAGGTTGCCAATCCTTGTGGATTTGCTATAATATATACATAAACACACAAGGAATAGAGAAAAATATGCTAGTCGAATCAAAATCTAATCTGGCTCGCCTGATGGCTTCGGAAAATTTGATTGTTGAACAGAAAAATGTTCACACTGCAACGTTTGACACTAAAAACCGTGTCTTGACTGTTCCCCTGCTGAACGGCGAACTCTCTCCTGAAGTTTATGACCTGCTACTAGGTCACGAAGTTGGTCATGCACTCGAAACCCCGGCCGAAGGCTGGCATCACTGTGTTATTGATCTCAAAGTCAATCGTTCCATTCTCAATGTGTGTGAGGATGTTCGCATCGAAAAGAAAATCAAGCGTAAATTCCCAGGTATTCGTATTTCCTTTGTCAAGGGTTATCAAGAACTGATGGAACTCAACTTTTTCGGCGTCAAAGGCAAGAACCTAAACAAGCTCAATTTCATTGACCGCATCAACCTCTATACAAAAGGTGGTGCCGCGCAGATTATCGACTTCACTGTTGAAGAAACCGTACTTCTCCGCGAAGTGGAAGTAGCGGAGACATTCGAGGAAACTGTCGAAATTGCAAAAAAGATTCAAGCATTCATGCAGATGAAAAAAGACGAAAAACCGAAGCAACCTAAACCAACAAAAGGTCAGAAATCTGAGGAAGAAACCGATGGTTCAGGTGAATATGGTGGTGATTTTGATTTTGATGAAGATTCTCAAGAAGAAACTGAATCTTCTGGTGGTGAAGAAAAAGACGGTGAAGAAAAAGACGGTGAAATTGATTCATCTGCCGGTGACGGTGGAAAACCTGAAACTCCAGAGTCAAAAGAAAACGAACCCGACAGTAAAGAAAACGGCAAGCAAGGGGGTACCGAAGGTTCGAATGATTCTGAACAATTGCTAGAATCTGAAACTGACAATTCTTTCCGTGAAAAAGAGAAGGAACTGTTTGACACCAAGAACAAACGTGACATGAGATATGGAAACATTCCGAAAATCAATACCAAAGAGGTCATTGTTGGTTACAAAACCATTCTGAACGAAATTACCACACACAACCTGACCGGTTATAATGGTTCAATCAAAGACTACTATAACCCTACAGTAATGAAAAGCAATTTTCAGAAGTTTCGCATAGAATCCAACAAAGTTGTGTCTTATCTCGCCAAAGAATTTGAAATGCGTAAGAATGCTGAACAACAAAGCCGTGCAAAGATATCTAAAACTGGCGAATTGAACCTTTCCAAAATCCATGAATACAAATTCACGGACGATATCTTTGCACGTATGACTAAAGTGCCTAATGGTAAGTCTCATGGTTTGGTTATGTTCATTGACTGGTCTGGTTCTATGCTAGACCATATCAATGCAACAGTCAAACAATTGTTGAATATTGCAATGTTCTGTAAAAAGGTTAACATTCCATTCGATGTATATGCATTCTCAACTCATCTATTTGCTGGACGCAAAGAAGGTAATCAACAAGTTGACAAAGTTGGTGATATTAAAATTAGTGAGTTTTCACTGTTGAACCTCCTTTCACATAAAATGAGTGCGGCTGAGTTTACTCAAATGGCTTCTCACCTGCTAGATTTTGGTTCTACTGGTAATAGGCGCCGTTATTCTTGCACAAACTTTGAGCCTCCAGAAATCCTGCAACTCTCCGGTACTCCACTGAATGAGGCAATCATTACCGCGTTCGAATTGGTTCCCCAGTTCCGCAAGGAAAATAAACTGGAGATTGTGAATACTGTTATACTCACTGATGGTGAAGGCTCCAGTGTTCGCGGTCGTATTCACGCCATGGAAAAAGAAAAGCATAGCCTAAAAGAACATTCCTTCACTGAACTCATGGATTTAGATTATCGCAGGCGTTGTTTCTTCCGAGATCCAGTTACGAAAGCTACGGCCGAAATTGTGGGCCGATCTGGTAATAGTGGACATGCTCAGTCAGTTGCACTTCTAAAACTGTTGAAACAACGTATTGATTCTAACCTCATTGGTTTCTTTGTGGCAACACCACGAGATGCCCGGCGTACAATCGAAATGTATATGCCAGAAAATAGTTCAGTCTTGATTGAAAATAAGGTCGCAGAATTACGCAAGAACAACTTCACCTATCTAGATTGTGCAGGATATGATGAATATTATTTCCTGCGAGCCGATAAACTTGATCCGGACGAAGATGCCGAATTTGAAGTTACTTCAACAACAACCCGCGGAATGGTATCTGCGTTCTCCAAATATACTGGAAACAAAGTGTCTAGCCGAGTGGTTCTGAACCGTTTCATTAATTTGATTGCATAACGTGATATATGCACATGAAGATACCTTGAGTGAAGAACTCATTCAGGGAATCCTACTTTGGAATGAATCCTCCAAAGGAGGTGACGTTTGGGCATCCAACCAAGTAAAATGGGTGGATTCACTCAAGATGGCAACTTCAGGTACAATTCTTTCTAGGGTTTTTTCTGATGAAATGAAAGTGGGAATTTTCACCGAATTGCAACAGAGGGGTAAACTGAATTATTTCCCATACTCCTCTGCTGCTGTCTTTTATCTTGGCTTTCCAAACTCTTGCGTTAACTGGCATGCCGACTACCCCGATTATGATGCAATGTCAATCTATCTCAACAAAAGGTGGGATTCAAATTGGGGTGGTTGGTTTGCATATACTGAGGATTACAATCGAAGACAAGACCAAGTTGAACCTATGAATGGAACTTTTATTGTTCCTCGATATAACACATCAATCCATTCTACTGATATGGAATGGCATTGTACTACTCCAATCTCACCTTTTGCTGAGACACGAGTTTCGATTCAACTTTTTTTCTCAAAAGAAGTATGAGTCAGAAAAAGAAATCTTTTGTTGCAAACCTGATTAAGTACAGACAGGCGGATATGAAAGACCCAGTTTGGTTCTGGATTAATCCGAGTACGGGAACAATTATCTCAGATCAATTTAAGACTTCTGAGGCCGCAGAGAAGTGGTTCGATGGTGTGCTAAACATCCATAATGAAACCTACGATCTGATTGAACGTTCGATGAATGGACAGTTCTTTAAGGTAAAAGGTAAAGTTGATGTTGGAGATGTCATTTCTTCCAAAAAAGCGAACGAGTGCCCCTTTACAATGCACCTAGAAGATGATATAATGGAGTTTGAGGTATTGGCCAAGGATGAAGATGGTGCCAAAAAAAGGGTATCAGAATTCTTTGAAATTTTGGAATGGTATGGATGATGTAAAATTTTTGATGATTAGTCTGGGTTCTCTCAATCTATTCTCTTTTGTCATGGGTATGTTCTTTGCATCTTCTCTCTGGTTTCCTAAACGTGTCCTTCCATATGTTGTTGGATATTTTATGTGTGTTGCATTTTACTATTATTTGAAATCAACGTCTGTTATTTAATTTTGGAGTTATTATGAAAAATTTTGGAGCTATTTCTTTTATTGCTTTGTTCGCTGTTATCATTGTCTTTGGTCCTCTTTGCACAATTTGGGCATTCAATACACTCTTTTCACTCAGTATTGCATATACATTTGAAACTTGGATTGCATCAATCATCCTCACCTCTATCGTATCTGGTAATGGTGTCTCTGCTTCATTCAAGAAATGAAATATTGGTCAATCAATTATCCGGGTGATTCCGGTGAAGATATTGTAGAGACACTCTCAGAGAAAGAAATTCTAGAACAATACTATCCCTATTGGAGTGGCAAGATGATTGAAAAATATGGTCAGAAAGAATTTGAAAAAACATGGTCGAAACAGG